AGTCAGTCAGAGCCCTATCTAATGACCAAGTTCCATAGTGATGGCAAAGAAACGCTGAAGAACGCGTTTCAATCAGGCCAGTTAGAGTTTAAGAAAATATGGGAGTTAGAATGAAAGATGATATATATCCAATCTGGAGAGATGTAGATGATCATATGGATATGCCAGATGGTGTGGATATGAAACACCGCTCTGAACAGGACTTATGTTAAATCGACTTGACTTAGGTGCTACACTCTCGCCACAGTGCGGGCGCGCAGCTGGCCCTGCAACAGAGGTTGAGGGGGGCCATTGCCTTCGCTTGATAGCGACAGGCGTTATAGCTGCTTTACTATTAATATTCAATCCAAAGCCAGCAAATGCAGATATGAATCTCAAGCTTTATGCATATAATAAAATGGATTGGTCAGAATTCCAATGTTATAACTGGTTAATTTATAAAGAGAGTAGATGGAATCCCAAGGCTCGTAACGGCTCTCATAGAGGTCTTGGTCAAATGCGATCTGAATGGTATGGAACGCTAAGCCCTAAGAAGCAAATAGATGTGCATATTAAATATATAAGACACAGATACGATGATGCTTGCAATGCACTTCAACACTTTGAGACTAAGGGCTGGCATTGAGCAGACGCTATAACTCCAGCTACTATCAAAAGACAAGACTTCAAGTGCTCCAAAGAGATTACAATACTTGCCACTATTGCGGGCTTGAAGCGACTACAGTTGATCACCTGATACCTATCAGCAAGGGTGGCACTGATGAAGCTTCTAATATGGTTGCCTGTTGCACTCAATGCAATAGTTCTAAGCGAGATCGTATGACCCCCACCTTTTTTGAGCGCGCATCCAGACCCACGACCCCCATTGGGAAGATTTTCCCTGAAAATGGCTCGGCTAGGCACTATCAGGAATGAAACAAATTGAAATGGCTCAACTGGGAGAGATTGCCCGAGTCCGGGACGAATCGACTTACCGAGGTGTGGCAGAACCGCGAATTCATACAAAACTCAATGATTTACCCTCATTAGGCGAGCAAATGATTAAATTTTGTGAAGAAATCGGCTTTGAGCTTATGCCTTGGCAGCAATGGCTGGCTCATCACAGTTTGAAACAGAAACCCGATGGCCGATGGGCTCACCCAGTCGTAACCCTTCTTTGCGCTCGGCAACAGGGCAAATCAACCTTTATGGCGCTTCAAATCCTATTTAGGATTTATGTGTTAAAGGAGAAGTTGCAAGTTCATACTGCTCATAAGCTAACTACTTCAGCAGAGCTCTTTTATAAGATTTATGGAATTATTGAACAGAATCCAAGGCTAGCTGCTGAATTTACTAAGAAACTAGAAAGTAAAGGATTTCAAGAACTTCAATTTACTGAAGGTAGGCGATATATCGTCCGAGCTAATAACTCGGCTGGTAGAGGTATTGCAGCCCCTGAAACTATCCACCTAGACGAAGCCCGAGAGTATAAAGATGAGGATGTCTGGTCCGCTTTGCGATATACCCAAATGGCTAGCCCAAATCCTCAAATATGGGTTTATTCAAATGCTGGAGATCAACACAGCATAGTTCTAAATAAACTTAGGGAAAGAGCAATGGCTGCGATATTCGGTAGTAATGACGATATTGGTTGGTTCGAATGGTCAGCGCCCCAAGGTATTAAGTTTGATAACTCGCCAGATTTCTGGCTAGGTGTCTGCCAAGCTAATCCATCACTTGGCATAACAGTTCATCCAGATAATATCCGAGCAGTCTTATCAGACCCCGAGGATATTGTGCGCACAGAAGTCTTATGCCAATGGGTCGATACCATAAACCCAGTTATCAATCCGTCTCAATGGGAGAGTTGCAGAGTTGAGGGACTTCGACTCAACCCTGAGGCAGATACTTGGCTTGCTATTGATCTTAGCCCTAGTAGAAAAGAAGCGGCGCTAGTCGCTAGCCAAAGACTTGAGGGCGATAAGTTTCAAGTTATATTGCTGCAGACTTGGCATAATCCTGCCAATCTGGACGATAAAGCAATGGCTAATGATGTTGCCGAATGGGTGCGTAAGTATCCAGTTCAAATAGTTGCTTATTCAGCCAAAACCGCGTCAGCGGTTGCAGCTAGATTAGCTCCTGCTGGTATTAGGATTGAGCCAATAGATGGTCTTGACTATGCCCAAAGCTGCGATGAATTATTGGGAGCGATTTCATCTCAGCGGTTAGCTCACTCGGGACAGGAAGAGCTGACCAAACAATGCCTATCCGCTGTGAAACTCCCTTTCGGTGATGGCGGGTGGGTAATGGGTCGCAAGGTAAGCAATACGACAATTTGCGGAGCAATTGCTGCAGCCTTAGCAACACACTATGCAACAATGGCTGAAACTAGCGTTGATATTCAAATAGTGTAAGTCTGTTCGCTTACAATGTAAGCAATGGGTGCTATAAGAGATTTTCTATTTCCAGCAGTTGAGGCTAAGCGCCCTATTGCTGTTACTGATGTTCAAGCAGCTCTAACACCAGTTCAGATTAGCGATTCAGTTTATAATATTCTTGGCGGTGCAACTAATACAACTCGCCAATTAGCAATGAGCGTTCCATCCGTTGCAAGGGCTCGCAATATCATCTGCGGAACTATCGGCTCATTACCTTTAACGACTTTCAATCGCATAACTGGCCAATATGTTGATCCGCACAGAGTTATCAATCAGCCAGACCCAAGAGTTGCAGGATTTGTTATTTATTGCTGGCTTGCTGAAGATATTTGGCTATATGGTGCTGGTTATGGTCAAGTCCTTGAGATGTATAGCGCAACTGATGGCGGTCGAGTAAGAGCTTGGACTCGCGTTAGCCCAGATCGCGTTACAGTTGATACAGATTTCCTAAACACTACAATTACTGGCTACAAAGTTGATGGTAAGTCAGTTCCACTTAGTGGCGTAGGTTCGATTATAAGATTTGATGGTGGAGACGAAGGATTGCTTCATAGAGCTGGCAAGACAATTGCTGCAGCAGTTTATCTTGAAAACGCAGCAGTAAATTATGCTAAAGAGCCTGCTCCTTCAATGGTATTAAAGTCCAATGGCACTAATTTAACTGCCGAAAGAATTTCATCCTTGCTAACTGCTTGGAAAACTGCTCGCCAATCTCGCTCAACAGCTTTCTTGAATGCAGATGTAGAATTACAACAATTTGGTTTTGATCCTAAATCAATGCAACTTGCAGAGGCGCGTCAATATGTAGCACTAGAATTAGCTCGGGCCTGTGGAATACCTGCCTACTTCTTGAGCGCCGAAACAACTTCTATGACTTACTCAAACGCGGTGTCCGAGCGGCGCTCATTAGTAGATTTCTCACTTCGCCCAATACTTAAGGCAATTGAGGAACGCCTATCGTTACCGGACTTCACACCCAATCCAGTAATGACGCGCTTTGCACTTGATGACTTCCTACGCGGTAACGCATTAGAGAGAGCTCAAGTTTATGAAATTCTAAACCGCATTGGCGCGATGAGCGTTGAGCAAATTCAGCGAGAAGAGGATCTAATCCCAAATGAAGGTTAATATGCCAATGGCAGTTACAGCTGCCGACACAATTAAGCGCACCATAACTGGAACTATTGTAACTTGGAACGAGCAAGGCAATACTTCAGTTGGCCCGACAGTATTTGCAGCGGATTCAATTGAAATGAAGCCAGTTAAGTTGCTTCTTGAGCACGACCGCACTCGCCCAATCGGCAAGATGGTTTCTCACAATGTAACTAAGTCTGGCATTGAAGCTACTTTTAAGATTGCCAATACTATGGCTGGAGAAGATGCTTTAATTGAAGCAACTGAAGGCTTACGCGATGGATTTAGCGTTGGAGCCCAGATAAACGAATGGACCAACAACAAAGGCGTTATGCAGATTACCTCAGCAACCCTAGATGAAGTATCTCTAGTAACTGATCCTGCAATTGATTCTGCTCGCGTAAGCGAAGTAGCAGCTTCTGAGAATGAAGCAGCAAAAGAAGATTCTGATTTAGCAACCGCTGATTCAGAGAAACCAAACGAAGGAGACCAAGTGTCCGACACTACCGCTCCTGCTCCTGCCGTTGAAGAAGCGGTTGAAGCAGCTAAAGCAAATATGGTTGAGGCAGCTCGCCCAGCCTTTTACACAGCCCCTCGCCTTGAGTTCACCAAGGCAAAATACCTAGAGAATAGCGTTCGCGCTAAGCTCGGTGATGACGCAGCTCGCCAGTATGTTATGGCAGCAGACGACACCACTTCAAATAACGCTGGCTTGATTCCAACCCGTCAGCTAACAGAGATTGTAAATCCTCTCTCAAATGCTGATCGTCCATTTATTGATGCAATTTCAAGTGGAGTTCTACCAGATGCTGGTATGACTTTTGAAATTCCAAAAATTACTGCAGTTCCAACAG